ATGGAAGCCATCGAAGATAAGTTCAAAGCTATAGAGAAACGCCTCGATGAAGGTTCTGTTAGATTTAAAAAAGCAGAAATGATGGTGTGGGGAATGTATCCTCTGATCATCGGTCTGTTTCTAATTGAAAGGTTATCGTAATGGGTATTTTAAGCACTATTTTAGGAAGCGGTGATGTAATAGGCAAGGGTCTTGATCTTATTGATTCTATGCACACTTCTAAAGCTGAAGAAATAGAAGCTAAAACTAAAGCTAAAACAGATCTGTTAACGGCTTACTCGCCATTTAAGATTGCTCAAAGATATCTTGCCTTAATATTTGGTTTTACGTTTGTAAGCTCATACATAATGGTATTAGCATTATTTTTTCTTGGCAGGGATATCACAGAAGTTCAACAAATAATTTCTGCGTTTAAGATTGATTGGATAATGCTTACTATTGTGGCGTTTTATTTTGGTGGTGGTGCGTTTGAGGGTGCAAGAAAGGCAAAGAAGCCATGAGATACTTTAAAATAGAGGACTTTAATTGTCAGGAAACTGGTAACAATGAAATGTCAAAAGAATTCTTATCTAAACTGGACGATCTCAGGCATATCTGCGGCTTCCCATTTATCATTACAAGCGGTTACAGAGATCCATCCCATACTGCTGAAAAAAGAAAGACAAAAGCAGGAACCCATGCACAAGGGATTGCTAGTGACATACGAATCAACAGCGGAAATGAAGCCTACCAAATTATTAAGAACGCGCAGTCAATGGGATTTAATGGTATAGGAGTAGCTAAGACCTTTATCCATGTAGACACTAGAAAGACTATGCCTGTTATTTGGACTTACTAAGTAAACTCTTTGATTTCTTTTTACGGTACTTCTTTCTGCCTGCCTCATCACGCAAAGCCTGTATAGCTTCCTTAGCTTGCTTATCGGTAAGCGGCATAGAACGCGCATTCTTTGTTGTTGGTTTCTTTGGTCGTCCTACCTTACTACCGTATGTACCCTTACCTTGTGGCATTGTATTCTCCTACCATTTAGATTTGTTAGCCCAGTATGCCGCAGACATCTTACCCTTGGCAATGTTCTTAGCGTGCCGAGCCTTGAATGATTTACGTCTAGCCTTCTGTTTAGCTGACTTAGGATTAGAGCCTGCACCTGATACGCCTTGTTGTCCATAGCGAATAGTCTTTACTTGATCACCAGACTTGGCAACAACAACGTGGGACTTAGTAGGATGGTTAGGTGTACGCTTAGGTTTATTGTACCCAGATACGCCAATTCTTTTTAAGAGACTCTTCTTTTCCATGCTCTGATTATACCAAAAAAAGCCCCCGAAGGGGCAAAACAACATAGGAGGTACAACATTTTTAGGGGGTCTACCAACATCTCGGATCAGTAGAGCATTTATTCTACACTAAACGTAGGGTGATGCAACCTTAATTCTTCATCTGTTGGCGGTTCAGCAAGAGCCTCTTGTTCAGCCTCTACTTCAGACCAGATTAAATCTATCTCTTCTACTGCATAAGCAGGCAGGGCAGAGCCATACAGCACAGCCTCGAAGATAGAATCCATTTGTATTGGAACATGATGCATCTTTAAATCAATGGCCTTGCTCCGTAAATCGTTTAAAAATCCATTAGTCATAACAATCTTTCCTCATGGTATTTAATTAAATCATTAAACTCTTTTAACATATCCCTGTAATCAGCAGTGTACAACTTCTTGATCTTTCTCTTGTCTTGGTGCATCTGCCTAACAAAGTCCTCACCGTACATATCAATCATCCATAGTGTGTACTGTCCTTCAGCACTACCCTTGGACATACCAAAAGCATTACATCCTTTACACTGGGGGTGGACATTCTCAACCTCTAATGCCCAGTACGAACTACTACCCTTAGCTATGTAGTGACCACCATCACATTCCTTCCAGTGCATTCTCTTATCACAAGATACACATTGAACCATTCCATATTCATCTGCCGCTGAAATCCGTGCTAACTTTTGGATTGCAGTCAAACACTTAGAACGTAATGTAACAGCCATAAATAACCTCATTTTACCATACCCTGTAGGGTAGATCATATTTATACCTAAACGCGCTTAGAAAGCTCTACAAGCCCTTTAAACGCCCTTCCAGAACCCTTCACGGAGTATACCCTAGCGTTTGTTCTTCTTCTTTCTTTCTTCCCACAGTTTTTGTTCATCACTAACCATATGCCACCAACCTCTTGCACATATTCCGATTAGTATAAGCCATGCAATTCCTAATAAAATATCCATGTTAACTCCTATTTAGTTTCTTTTTTTTTGGGAAACGGTATGTGTATCCCTGTTCGCTCGATTAAACCCCGATTAATAGCGTCATATACTTTAGCTACTTTATCAGAGTGTATCTCAGTAGTAGATTCTATGCCGTACATGGTGTTTTGAATCTGCTTCCAGAATAATTTAAATGATTCTTGTGTCCAAGGTATCTCAATGTCACCCTTTATAAACTGACTGTTCATCTGGTGGTAGATGCCTGCATCATTTAGCTTCTCAGCCGCGTTGCTAAAGTACACTTCCAGTGCCGCTTGTTGCTTTGGTGATCGTGGCTTACCAAGTGTGTAATTAAACGTAACGTATTTTCTTTCCTCATACAGTTTAGTTGCAAACTTTAGGTAATCTTCCAAAGACTTGTCGTTTTTTACTGTATAACCTTCAGGCATTAGAGTTTCCTTCTTAACCATTGTGCGCTTATTGATTCAATGCGACTCTCAAATTGATTGCCAAGTTCTTTCTTAACAGCCTGACCTCTTGAGGTAGGTCGAACATGGTGTGTAGAAAAGGTGTCGTTTCTTCCAATTCTTTTCTGTAGCGCATTAACTTTTAGGCCAGTCATTTTAGACAGTTCAACAAGAGTATAATCCTTCCCAGTCTCAAACCCTTTTTTCTCACCAACAAATTTAATCTTTTTAATTTTTAAAAGTTGTCTATGCTTTTGCATATCAGTAAGTTCAAAGTCTTTATCTCTGCAAGACCCTTTGCCTTTTAGCCTAGTAACCACTGTAGACTTAGAGAAGCCAAAGGCATCTGCCAGTTCTTTCCATGTGTACATATTCCCAGACGTTAGCTTTTTGTTTTTTCCTTTGTATTCAACAAGTATTGCTTTTTTCATGTAACGCTCCTAGCTAAACATTGCTTTCATTTCATCAAGGGCTTTGCGCCCTGCTTCTTTTGCTACTGACTTGTCATGTCCTATAAGCGCGGCAGGCGGCTCGTATTCACGGTGTAATGCTCTTACTCTGTTAGCATCCCTGATCGCACCAATAATAAGATCAAGGTTAGGCCAGTCAAAGTCAGAGTTAGCATTAGCACGTTGTTCTTTGATAAACACTATGCCCTTGTCTATCTCTTCACGACTGAACTTCCCAATAGCTGAAGCGTTCATTCTCTTAGCCGCTATTAACATCTCATCAGGGAAAGTCACGGACATCTTCTTCTCGCCAAAGACAACAGATAACAATCCAAACAAGTAATTAGTTGCCTGCTTTTCCTCTGGTGTTCTCTCTGGTTCAGAAGTCGGCTTCGAGGTTAAGCCACTTACTTCCTGCTGTATCAGTTGATTTAGATTTTTCATGTTGTTTCTCCAGTACTTCGTCTTCCCATCGTTTTTGGTTTAAAAAGGTACTCGCGTGTAGGATGTACGATTTATTATCCTTTCGCCATTCACCTTTATCTATGCGCTCTTGTATGTTGTTAGCAATCAATGTCATCAGTTCTTCATTAGGTTGTAACTTTTCCCATGCTTTTCTTGCCGATTCCTTTCCTGCTTTTCTAGGATAGAAATCCCAAAACTGACTAAAATAATCCTTATTATTAACTGTATTATTAAATGTATTATTAATTGTCTTATTAACTTCTATTATTTCGTTGATAGGGTATCCATCTTTTTGTAGAGAGGTATCTATTATTTTGTGTATACCCTCCCCATTAATTCGTATATACCTATGAAGGATTTGCTTAGTTCCTTCTTTGTATTCAAGTTGTACTGTGATGTATCCTCGTGTCTTTAGCTGTCCTATCCAACCGCTAACTGTGTTCTTGTCTACTTCATAAAGATCAGCAAAGTATTGATTGCCTGCCCAACAATAGCCTTCCTTGTTACACAATGCGGTTATCTCTGCGTACAACAATCTAGCCAGTGGCTTTAAAGTCTTGTCATACCGAACATCAGCGGTCAGAATAGCGAAATAGGATGGTTTTTCCATCACTCACCTACCGCAATGAACTCTGATACCTTAACTTCACAAGCATTAGCTAGTTTAGTTAGTGTCTTCATGCTGGGAGATCGGTGATTGTTTCTGATCAAACTTAGGGTGGCTAAGTCCAACCCTGCATTAACGGCAAGCTGACTTTGATTTACACTTAACTCATACATAAAATAATCTATTGATTTGTTGATATCCATGTTAACTCCTTGGTAGTGAGCGTGAACTGTAAATTAATTTTAGTCTATAGTCAATCTTTTGTTGACATCTAGTTAACCCTAGTCCATTATACTATGACAAACAACAATAGGAGATAGACATGAAACAGTACGAAGACCCAAACAGAACTAACCCACCTGACGATGGGAACATCTACATTAACTTAATGTTGGAAAGCTTCTCAGACTTTGAGAGAGGCGAGTACGACTGCGTACATGGTCACGAGGCGGAAGACGGAGAGTCAGATAAATACTACCAAGGGTATGGTCAACAGTATGCCCACGAACAACAAGTAGGAGTGCAGTAAAGTGAATACGAGCGAGTCAATTAAAAATCTAGCGGCATCTTTATGCAAAGCACAAGCAGAAATGGGCGGTGCAGTTAAGGATAGTAAAAACCCATTCTTTAAGTCTGATTATGCTGATCTAACTTCAGTAATCAAGGCAATTAAAGAGCCGTTTGCAAATCATGGTCTATCATACACTCAGTTTCCAACGAATGATGATGGTAGAATTGGTGTATCAACCTTATTAATGCATGAATCTGGAGAGTATTTAGAGCATTCCTACACACTACCCACAACTAAAGCTGATCCACAAGCGGCAGGAAGCGCCATTACGTACGCAAGACGGTACGCTTTGCAGTCTATTGCAGGAATTCCAACGGCAGATGATGATGCAGAGTCGGCAATGATTAGGAATAACCAGAGTAAAAATGCTGTACTGTCTGAGGAGCAGTCTAAAGAGATCAAAGGACTACTTGCAGAGCATGGGGTAGATGTTAAAGTGTTTCTAAAGCACTTCAAAGCAACCTCAGTGGATGAGATGTTAGCTGTACACTACTCTAAAGCTGTTGCGGCACTGAATGCAAAGGCTAAGAAGTGATAATCCTAGACCACGAACAAGGGAGTGACGAATGGTTTGCCTCAAGATTAGGTAGACCCTCTGCTTCCATGTTTAACAAGCTGATTACTTCCGCAGGGAAGGCTAGTTCTCAGGCTGATGGGTACATAAATGACCTCATAGAAGAAAGATTAAAGGGTGTTCGTGTTCCTATCTACGTAAATCAGCATATGGAGCGTGGGACAAGGCTCGAAAATGAGGCCAGAGAGCATTACGAGTTCATAACTGAGCAAAAAGTCACAGAATATGGGTTTATATTGGACGATTCTGAGGAGTTTGGTTGCAGTCCAGATGGTTTTGTAGGAGAGGACGGAGGGTTAGAGATAAAAGCGCCTACTGATTCCAACCTGATAGGCTATCATCGTAACAATAA